CACCGGGATATAGCTTTGGTTATGATGCGAATCAAACAATTAGCTCAATTGATCTGAAGTATGTAAACCCAGAGGCTGATCCCAACGATCCAGACACTTGGGAATATACATACGAAGAAGAAGAGGCTGTTATGGGAAAGAGCGCAACTGAAAACCCTAGAGTTCATTTCCTATCGCCTTCGGTATATGGAGGTTCTTACAGAAGACCACAGATTTATGTCGAACCTGCTGTATATAATGGTTGGATGTCATTGATTCAGACTTTCGTACCTGAAGTCGAACCTTGCGGAGATAGAGATACTAACTTTTTGGAAATCGCATCCATTAGAGATAGGGTTAAATTTTTAGAAGATAATATTCCCATGGATGAAAGGCTATCTGTTGCACCAGAGTGTCGAGATGAAAGACCATATGACAAACTGGCTGCACCGACAACACATGCTCTAATGGAGGGCATTGTTATAGCCACTGTCCGAGTGTATGCTACTGAATTTATCTTGAGGACAATGCCTATATTCTCCAGTGTTGAGTACAACATTAATAATGTTGATGATACTTTGTTTGACATAATGGTTGATGAAGTAGAGAAAGGAATCAAAAATGAGACAGCTTGGTTTGCAAAGATTCAGGGCTTCACATATTGGCTCTTCTTTCTTGAGCAAGCAGTTATGGCTGGTCAAAGACAGTTTAAAGATGGCCTCTTAGAGGACAGTGAAGCACTTCAGGAAGCTTTTAATGAGATAGGTAAGGTAGAGGCTAGATACTGGGCCGAAGAGCCTAATGCGGTCCTTAATGGAGCTGCATTGGCCGCTTATGGTGAAGAATTCCAAATAGAATTACAAAAACCATTGGTTAAGGCTAGGTTCGATATTCTTCTTGGTGTTCTTGAGGCCGGAAACTCTGTTGGTCTTGCATCAAATCTTACAAGATATGCTTCTAAGCTATACAATCTGTATGAATCACAAGATGCAGCAAAAGTTATTCTTCGAAGCTTAGTAAAGAAAGAATTCCAAACTTTGGTCGAAAAAGTCAATTTTAATATGAGACCTCGACCACATGTGTTTGATATTAACAAATATTTGTTAAGTAAAAATGGATTTGTATTTAACTCAAACATTCGAGCTGGTGAGCAAGTTATCGAATCTCCGACTGTTGAGAATGCTTCTGTCCCTGATTATGGAACAGTGCAGAATGTTGTTGAGGACATACAAACTCAAAATCCTCTGGATGGGATCGAGTTAGAATTGGCACCATATAATCTTGCTTTACCAGGCGGTGATATTGTGGAATTCTTAACAGCAGATTTGAGCCTAACAGAATTGCCAAGCGTCGAGGATATACAGAATAAGTTAATTTCTATATTCTCTCCATTACAAAATGGATTCTTCTATATGGAAAAATATGTTAGAACGATTGAGAAAGACGGAACACAACAGGTTCATACTGTTGGTCAATTCCAAGACCTGATCAGAAACTCAGGTTTTGACCCAGAGTCTTACATTAGTGATCATTTTGGTGATGCCCAAATTGTTAATGATGAGATGATAGGGTCAATTGGTGTTAAGTATGGCGTTAGGTTATGTTATGTTATGCCAAAAGACGCAACATACACAGCCAACATGAATTTTGCAAAGCAAGAAAGAAGCTATAGATTTAAAGCTGCAACCGCTGCTGTTAAAATCCCTGATTCGGTTGTGAATCTTCTGCCAAGTCCTATCAAAGAAGTTGTCGAGCCTTATACGGTGTTTGAGTTTGAGGGAGCATTCAGGGATATTGTACCAGTAATTTCTTACGAGAGAGATCTTCCTGATTACAAAATCGAAGAAATTGACTTGCAAGATCAAGATTTGGGACAGGACATCAAATGTTATGTCGATAAAATGACCGAAGAAGAAGATTACAAAATGTTATTTGATTATATCTTCCCAAGTAAGAGCTTTGTATCTGTTCTAGGAATATACTCGTTCTTTGGATTCTTCGCATCTATCGGAGAAGCAGATGATGAGAGAGATAGAACAAACGTTCTTCTTAACCCTGATGCCTGGCAAGATAAAGTATTTAATGACACACGTAAAAGACTGAGAAAAATGTTTGCTAGTGCATACAAATCAGACGATGATGCTTATGATGATGAAGAGGAAGGAAGCAATTCTAGAGATAATGACAGAAGATTCCTTAAAAATATCCTACCCAGAGTGTATTTAAATTTAGATTCGGATGTAAATTGGTTTATGAGAAGAAGAATTATAGCTGAAAAGCCGTTTGATTCTGATGGTAAGCCGTGTAAGAGTGCATTCCAAAAGCTTTTTGAGGACGGTTAATATGCCTTTATCACTAAAATTACCACTAGCAGTCAGTCAGGCAGACGGCTATACCAGCTTCTCTAACTCAGAAGTTGTCGATGCAATCAAACAAAACATCAGAATGTTGCTGCTCACCAGACAAGGTGAACGGCTGTTTGATGCCAACCTTGGTGTTGGCCTAGAAAACTTTTTATTTGAGCTAGGTGATGAAAATTTAGTCAATAGAGTAAAGACAAGAATACTAGATCAATTCCAAACTTACTTACCGTATGTTATCATAACAAACATGGAAGTAACATTGCAGCCTGATTCTAATAGCATGCGCGTTAGTTTCGTGTTTAGCGTCGATAGACTTATTGCTCAAGAAACTTTTGATATTGAAGTCTCGATTTAATAAACAAAAAGAAGAACTATTTAGACTTATGAGGGACTATGGATGCCTAAAGGTAAAAATATCAACATAAATTACACCAGTAGAGATTTTGATTCTATCAAGAGAGACTTGGAAGAATACGCAAAGAGACACTACCCAGATACATATAAAGACTTTAGTCAATTATCAGTTAACTCTTTGATTCTCGACTCAGTAGCTTATGTTGGTGATATCCTGTCCTACTATCTCGATTATCAGGTAAATGAATCATTTTTGGATACCTCAATCGAAAAAGGTAACACAAGAAAACTAGCAAGATCATTGGGATATAAATTTGCAGGTAAACCAAGTGCTTATGGCCAGGTGGCCTTGTATTGTCTTATCCCTGCAAACGGTGACGGAACTGCACCGGATAGTAGCTATTATCCAATTGTAAAGCGCGGAACTGCTTTTACTAATGCAAATGGAGCCACATATACATTGACTGAAGATGTTCGTTTTGATGCCGATACAACAGAAATTGTGGCAGCTAGGTTTAATACCACCACCGGCGCAACGACTTATTTTGCAGCAAAGAATTATGGACAGGTAGTATCTGGAGTATTCCAACGTTCTACTTCTGATCTTACAAATGCAACATTTAAGAAGTTCAGAAAAATTAAAGTTGGTGGCGTTGATACCTCAGAGGTAATATCAGTAAAAGATTCAGATGGAAATGAATATTTCGAAGTAGAGAACTTGGCACAAGAAGTTGTGTTTAAAGAAGTAACTAATAAAGATGCCGCTTCCGACGGCGTAAGATCAATCATCAAGCCATTTGTGGCTTCTAGACGATTTGTTGTAGAACAAGATGATACCGGAACATATATACAATTTGGTTTTGGAGATGAAACTGATGAACCAGAAGGTCTCGCAGAACCATCCAAATTAGCGATCAAGATGCATGGCAAGAGAGAGATTACTGCATTATCGTTTGATCCGTCAAAATTGCTTGGAACATCAAAACTGGGTATTGCGCCACAAGCCACTATCCTTACGATAATTACCAAGACAAATGACTCGACAAATATCAACTCGGCTGTTGATTCCATTAGGACAATTAAGTTTAGAGATGTTGATTTCGATGATCTGCAATCGCTATCTGCCACTAGAGTAACTGAGGTTATAAATTCATTGGAAGTATCTAACGAAGAGCCAATTATCGGAGGAGACTCCGATATGACTAATGAAGAAATAAAGCAAAACGCTAAAACCTATTATGCCTCTCAGAGCAGAGCAGTTACAAAACAGGATTATGAATCACTGGTTTACAGCATGCCAGCTAAGTTTGGAAAAGTTAGGCGAGTAAACGTCGTAAATGATCCTTCATCGACCAATCGTCGATTGGCAATGTACCTGATTTCTGTTGATAGAGATGGAAAACTAACAACTGCAAACAGTAACATAAAGCTAAACGTTAAGAATTGGATCTCTAATTACAAGGCTCTCAATGATACGATTGATATCTTTGATGCTAAGATTGTAAATTTCGGTGTTGATTTTAAGATTACAGTCGATCAGAGGTATAGTCAATATGATATCGTAGGTAGATGTGTAGAGGCTATTAAAGAGCAATTCTCTAATCAACTATATATTGGGGAACAAGTTTCTATTACAAATCTATACTCTGTGCTTGGTAAAGTGGAAGGAGTGGCAGACGTAAAAAGCGTTAATATTATTCCTAAAACAGGGACCAACTATTCATCAACAAGATTTAATTTTGACGAAATGAGAAGTGATGATGGAACCTTCATAAAGGCACCAAAAAATGTAATTATGGAACTTAAATATCCAAATGCAGACATTAGAGGAAGGATTGCATAATGATTAAAAGATATTTTGCAACAGCGGACAATACAATCACAAACGCCTTTGATGAGACACTGGTCACTAGAGGGACTGGTTCCAATATGGGCGAGGCAGATATCCTTGAGGTTTTTTCTATTTACGCTCAAGTTTCCGGCTCTGATGGATTATCGTCGGAGCTTTCCAGAATCATTGTTCAGTTTCCAATAGATACCTTGTCAAATGATATCGATGCAGGCCGTGTCCCTTCTGGTGCGTCATACTATCTCAAGATGTTTAATGCAGAGCATTTGGGAACTCTTCCTAGACAATTTGATCTTGAGGTACTGGCAGTTTCTGCTTCTTGGCAAGAAGGTGTTGGTCTAGATATGGAGAACTACACAGATCTCACATATGATGTTGTTGGCTCAAACTGGATTAAAAGATCTGGGTCTACATCTTGGGTTTCTGAGGGTGCTGATACTCATGTATCTCCAACATTTAGCGGTAGTTTTGACGTTGGCACTGAAGACTTGGAGATCAATGTTACATCATTGGTCAACGAATGGATTGATGGAACAAAAGAAAACTATGGCTTCATGGTTAAGTTACCAACATCTTTCGAGAACAGAGCAAAGTCATATTATACCAAAAAGTTTTTTGCAAGGAGTTCTGAGTTCTTCTTTAAGAGACCTGTTCTTGAGGCACGTTGGGATTCATCCTTACGAGATGATCGTGGAGACTTTTATGCCTCCTCATCAAATGCACCAGCAGAAGACAACTTAAACACAATCTATCTGTATAACTATTCCAGAGGTAGGTTGGCTAATATTCCAGGCGTTGGTACTGGTGAAATATATGTTAACCTCTATGAAACTCTTGGTGGAAGTGCTTTGACTCTTGCAGTTGATACTCCAGCTACTGGAGGGTATGTATCTACTGGTATATACTCCTGCTCAATCGGTGTACAAACAACAGCAACTACCCTTAGAGACGTATGGTTCTCAGGTGCGACAGAGTACTATACAGGATCAATCTCGGTTAAGCGGAACAATAGCCAAGCATATACTGAAGATGCTAGATATGTTTTGAGCATGCCTGGTCTCAAGAGAGACTATCAGTACCAACAAACTCATAAACTGAGGCTTTATGCGAGACAAAAAGATTGGTCGCCGAGTATTTTTACAGTCGCAAACACAATCCCTTCGAGCTTAATTTTTGAGAGTGCCTCATATGAAATCTTTAGATCGATTGATGGAGAAACCGTTGTTCCGTATGGAACAGGTTCTTCTCAACACACTAGGCTTTCATATGATGTATCGGGCAACTATTTTTATCTTGACACTTCTATATTGGAGCCTAATTACACATACGGAATACGATATTCTATTTATAATTTAGACTCGGATAGCTATGAAGAGCAGCCGTATACTTTCAAGATAAGAGTTGTTAAAAATGAGTATTAAGGATTTATTTGGACGAAAAGTAAAAAGTTATGACGATTTAAGTCAAGATGTAGAGTCTCCGGAATTCATCGATAAAGAAATCGAGGAAAGACAGACTTATATTCCACCTATTGACTTTGCAACAGCTTCTAACTTTGTTACATACGGTTCAGCAGAGCTATATTACAAAAACTCTATTGAGAGAATTTATGGCGAATATCCTTATGATGGATCACTAAAAGAAAAGACAGAGTTTCACCTTTCATCTTCTTATCTTGACAGATGGTTATTTGACAATAAGTATCCAAAGACAACAGGTTATGCATCGCTTGGTGAATCCGGTCAGGCAACTGGTCAAGATGGTCCTGGTTATGGTAATGGCTATACATCAAGCGAATATATCTTTGTTGCAGGTGGCTTGAGAACAGGAAATGATTTCTCAGAGACCGCAAGAATATCCACAGCTTTTGGGCAAAACGCAAAATATGACCCAGATAATAAAAGAGGAAAAGTATTTCCCGTTGATTTAGATGTCGGTAATACAGTTGAGTTTTGGCTAAAAAAGGATACTATTCCATCAAATGGTGTAAGAGAAGTAATTTTGGATCTGTGGAACGGTGAAGGGCCAACATCCTTAAATTATGGACGCTTAACTATCGAATTGGTTCTGGGTGCTGGTGCTGCCTTTACTGCAACTGTACAGCAAGGTTCTACCCCAGATGGATTTTTCAGAACAGCAATTTGCACAAGTGCGATTGATACAGCATTTATTGCTGATTGGAACCATTATGCAGTTTCTTTCATCAATGATGGGAGCAGCATAAAAGTAAGATTCTATGTGAATGGAGCACTTAACCTTGAGCAAAATCTGGGTACCAATGTTGCTGCATTTACCGGACTTGTGAATGGTTATGTTGGTGCCCTACAAACAGCGCACGCTGGAGAATCACAATCACCAGGTGATGGTAAACTTATTGCTGATCTGGATGAACTTAGATTTTGGAAGACCAGAAGAACATCTCGTCAGATTAACATTGGCTGGAACCGACAAATCGGTGGAGGAGCAAATACAGACGACAACACTGTTGATCTTGGCCTTTACTATAAGTTTAACGAAGGTATAACAACAGTTGCTGCTACCGACTCTAATGTCTTGGATTATTCTGGAAGGATTGCCAACGGAACTTGGACAGGCTATCAAAGCACATCTCGTAATACTGGATCTGCAATCAATCTATCCAGCAATGGGACAGAGATCGGTGATCCAATTATATATTCTACACACCCATCAGTTTCTTCTCTTATAACCGAAATGCAGGTTTCAGGCTCTCTTTACGATGCAGAGTATGGAAATCAATTATATTATACTTTACCTAACTGGGTTGTTGAGCAAGATCAATCTGGCGATAAAAACCTTGAGAAGCTTTATCAAATCATAGGTGCTTATTTTGACCAACTAAACACTCAAATCAAAGCAGTAACTTCTCTGAAGGATAAGACGTATTATGAAGAAGAGTACAAGGCACCTCCTTTTGCAAGACGCTTGTTGGAAGAAAAAGGTTTCGCAACATCCGATATTCTTGTTGAGAATGATATCCTTGAGCTTTTTGTAAACAAAGATATCAACTCGAATATCTTCGAAGAGAACATCGATGAGATAAAGAACAGAATTTACATCAATATCTATAATAACCTTGAGGGTATTCTTAAGTCAAAAGGTACTGAGAGGTCAATACGAAACTTTATTCGCTGCTTTGGTGTTGATGATGAGATTGTTAAGCTTAATGTCTATACTGATGAAGGTATGCACTATCTATCAGATAAGTCAAAAGAGACTTCATCGAGAATAAAATACATTAATTTTAATGAATCTCAGTACTCTTCTGCTACAATTTACCAAACCTCATCAGCAAACAATTCGAACACCTTTATTAGTGGCTCTTTAACGGGCCTAGAAGAGCAATACAGCGCGTTTACTCTTGAGGCAGACATACTAGTGCCCTTTAAGGTTCCGCGAGGCGAGACAGGCTTTTACTACACTCCATTCTTATCGTCTTCTGTGTTTGGTTTTCATGAGGCCATTCCATCTGATCCATCAGATTATACTTGGGAGACAAATGAGTTTGCAAACTTGCAAGTTTATCTTGTAAGAAATGAATATAATTCACCAGATGCTCGCTTTGTTATCGAAAACCAAGATGGATCAATTCTTCTAGAATCAGATTATATCAAAGGTATATACGATAATCAACACTGGAACTTGGCACTAAGAATCAAGCCAGAGACTTATCCTTATGCTGATGTCGCTACAAATACAAATCCTAGCTATGATGTCGAGTTTTACGCTGTAAATTACAACTACGGATCAATACAGAACGAAGTTTCTTTATCCGCCTCTATCTCATATACATCAGGGTCTGCGTATCTTTCTAATCCAAAGCGTGTTTACGCTGGATCGCATTTGCTTAACTTCACTGGCTCTGTCATCGAAAAAACAGATGTGGAAATCGGAGCTGTAAGAGCATGGTTAGCATATGCTGATGACGCTGTTATCGGAGAACACAACAAGGATCCGATGAATTATGGTTTATCCAAGTCTGAACAATCTGATAACATATTCACCATTAACAATAAGCAGATACCGTCCAGTGAACTCTCAATACTTCATTGGGAATTCGATACTGTAACTGGCTCTGATGGATCTGGTAACTTTATTGTAGAAGACTTCAGCAGCGGCTCTACCGATACAATCTATGGATGGATAGATAATATTATCCGACGCGAACATAGGGCAAAGGGTGCTGGTTTTGGAGCAAACAAAACAACATTTGCAGAATATGAGTATGTTTTCTCTTTAAAGAAAGAACTTCCTGAGATATCTTTCTCCTCCGATACAGTCACAATTAAAGGCGAAGAACAAATCAACTTCATTAAGGACGAGGATGTAAGCGATAACTTCTTTATCCTAGAGAAGAGTCTCTATGCTATTGTTTCTGAAGAGATGCTAAAGACATTCTCTACAATACAAGAATTCGCAAACCTATTTGGTCATGCAGTTGATAGATATAGATTAAACTATAAGTCTCTTGACCATGCAAGGGCAATTTTCTTTGAGAGAGTCGAGCAAGACATTGACTTCGAGACATTCACAAATTACTATAAGTGGATTGACTCGTCAATATCAACAATGGTCGAGCAATTGTATCCAGCATCTGTAAGACATAGTGAAGGTGTCATTGATGTTGTTGAGTCTCATATCCTAGAGCGAAACAAGTATCAAAGCAGACCAGGACTCCTCACCAGATATTCATCAACAGAAGGGTCAATCAGGGGAATTAACGAACTCAATTATAATTGGGAATTTGGACATGCACCAGATTATAGGAACTTCGAGAACCAAAACTTATTCAGTTTAAAAATTGGTCAAACAGGAACTGATGCTTCTAGGTTTAGGGCCTCTCCATCTCCAACTTTTAACAGATTCTGCACAACTTTCTGGATGAAACTTGAGACAACACCAACTCTTGCAGCAAACTTTAAGGTTATTAGGTTTGATCAAAGCTCAAATTCTAATCAATTTGCTATTGAGATATTGCAGACTGCTGGAGGAACAAAGATCCAGACTAGATCTACTACCACGGATGATTTTAAAAAGCACATAACAGTCAATACTTTTGATTTCACTAACTGGACACAGGTTGGTGTTTACTTTGAGGGGATTAGTTTAGCTTCTGCCAATGTTTATATTTACATCAACGGTACCTTAGAGTCAACCACCGTATCTTCAGGTACTGGAATTGATGATGTGTTGGCTATTGTCGATAGAATTGATTTGAGACAGAACACTGAATCTGCTGTATTTTTGGATGAGTTTAATGTTATAACCGGATCTCTCGATGCTGCTGATTTTTCGGAGCTTTATAATAATGGAGTTTACTTTAATGTAGCAGAGGAATTCTCAAGAAGACTTGATCTTATTGCCAGTTACAGAATGGGTGATGCTGATGGTGATACAACATCAGAAATTTTCGATGTAAGAAACGATAATAATCTTACGCCATTAACACCAGTTCCATTAGCAACAGCTGAATTTGTAGAGGATGTATTTGATCAAGGTACTATTATCGGTAACACTACCGAAGAAAATAGTCATTGCTTGTGGCAGAAAGAAAGAAGAGAAAGAACAGATATTACAGATCGCGAAACAATTAGGCAAGTTTTGACAACTGATGTTTCGGCATCTGCTGTGAACTTGGCACAACCCGATAAGACAATCTACCAAGGCTCGACATATGCAACCAGAAGATTGAGCAAACCATATCGTGTTGGGATTGATCTTAAAAACACCATTCATGGTGGTGTCAACTATATTCCAAAGAAAGATCGAGAGTTTATATCAACAGCGGTGAACCCACAAGGTGGACTATTCCCATCAGGTACTCCAAGAAACGTATTTGTTGTCGGTACAGGTCCTGGTACTGGTATCAATGAACAACAAAAGTGTGATGATCCAAAACCACCAACAGCGAAAGAGTATTATGATTTCACAGCACAGGTGGGTAAATACTCAGATGATTCTAATGGGGAGCCATTGTCTGAGCTTGATGGCTTTGTTTATCGATTAGAAGGTAAGAAGTATTTTCCTTTTAATCTCAAAAAGGCAACAGTAGAAAATGGTTATAACCAGCAGGTTAGCCGCCTCTTTAAGAAGGATGCAGAGATTGTAAACTTACACTCAGACATCACTGATTTTACCAATGAAATACCAATGCAAGGGCCATTCACTCAAACTCATGTTGGTGGTCATCAATCAAGACACGTTGCTATCAACAAGTTCGACACATCTTTGCAAACCGAAGGTGGTGGTGCAACACTAAACAACGTTGACGACCAATATTCACGTCCAGAGAGATGGCGATTAAAGTTTGGTGAACACCCGACAGAAGATGATCGAGACGGTGCTATGGGATTTGTTAGTCCTTCATATGGCTCTGACCATATTACTGGTGACTACATCGATACTTCTCGTGAGTGGGCAATTTACTATCGTGACGGAAGGGTCAAGAGAGCAGTAAACATTCAGAATATCAGAGATGTAGCAGCAGATAATATTCTTGGAAACTATAGCAAGCTTTATCAAGTAATCTCATCTTTTGGAGATAACAAAAGAGCATTTGTAAAAGCTGAAGGGTTTACTCTACCACCTGATTTGGCAGACCTTCCTCAGACCACACAGGTATTAACTCGTATTGACAGAAGCACTACTTGGGAAGTGCCAAGCACAGCAAGTGCTGATATCTCCGAAGCAATCATCAAAACAAGATTCTCGGCACCTGGTTCTAGAGATGTTGGAACAAGAGGGTTTCTTGACATTGCAACAGGAGAAAGATCTGTATATAACTCGCTAAACTTCAGAAACTTAGCAGTTAGAGGATCTGGTTCAGCTGCACCAGAAGAAATGAGAGTTGTCGATCAACTTGGTCAAGGTCGAGGACTAAGAACACTATTGTCTTTACACTCAGGTAAATTTGGCTATGATCCAACATTTGGATCTGTCTCAAGTGCAACCTATGTAACACAACCATCGTTCCATAAACAACACAGAAACACTCTTGTTAGAAAGGAAATATCTGGCTACAGAAATGCTCTTAAGTTTGATAGCCTTGGTGATGGAGTTGTTAGGACTGGAACTGTAGACACAGTTGGTGCAACCACTGGTATCTCAATATCAATGTGGATAAAGACACAAGGCACTGGAGCGAGAATTATAGCAACTGATGACGGGACAGATAATTTTTACTTGTCACTTGATGCATCTAATGTTTTGACGGTTAGATTTTATCAAGAAGCTGATAATACTAGCCGAATAACCAATGAATTTGCATCATTTGCGAATTATTATGATGAACTTATTAACTTGGTAGTCACGGTAGATAAAGCCTTGACTGATATCAAGGCATATGTTAACGGAACAGAATTGACTGCAACGTCTACAACCACTGACGGTACTGTTAACTCTGCATTGATTGATAACAATATTCTTATTGGTGCCGGTTTTGCAAATGGAAACTTTAACAGCCATTCCATAATATCAGACTTTGCAGTCTTCTCAACCCTTCTCTCGTCAGTCAATGTACAGTCAATATACGATAATGATGTTGGTGGAGAATACATTAATCAAGTGTGGGGATCCTCTGCTTTATCAATATTCTTTAAACTCGGAGAAGAACCAGAATTGGCAGATTTAGAGTTCGGAGAAAATCTAGCATCAGTTGTAACTTTCGAATCATCATACGGGCTGAATGGGCCACTTACAGCCACTGCACAAAACAACCCAGAGGATGTTACGATACAACAAGGAAGACAACTAGACACAGTAAAATCAAAAGAATTCCATAATAATGCCCTATTTACTTCACTACTACCCGCTTCTGATTTTCAGTATAGTTGGGTAAATGCTGCAATTAGTGGCTCAAACTGGCGGGATGATCAATTGGTTTATGGATACGCACCACGAGATGGAATTCTAAGTTCTTCCGTAGGCTACACAGAAGCAATCATCTTTCCTTCAGCATCGTTATTATTCGGAGAAGATTAAATGGCCAAGTATTATCAGGATTTCATTGGACTAAACACTTTTGTCTATGAGGCTTCTGGCTGGAAGATCGATGAACAATTTGATGGCTTCAATGCTGAAGAAGAAAGATCTGCAAATAACGTCTTTGTGTTACAGCAGAATCATATTCTTACCACGGTTGCCCCAAACCTTAGCACAGGCGTAGATGACCTAATAAACATTAAAAACTCCTTGTTTCCTTATTCTTTGGCCAATACTGCATCATACTTTAATGCTATGATTGTCAAGAGGAATGGCCCTTATGGTTATCCAATTTGGAAACAAATCAGAGCCTCTGATAACCCTCTGTCCAGAAGGCAGAGAAAAGAAAACGTCTTCACATTTGTAGAAGAGCCTGGTAGAAAGTTCCAAACACAGATCAATGGAAAGTTTTACGATAGACTTGACCGATACGGTGATATCATAGTTTTTAAAGAGCCTGTAATTCAGGGCAACCATATGCCGCTTGAGTTGTTCGCTGGAGTTGAGACATATTCTCAGGCACTAAACAAAAGTGTCGAGAGAAAGGTATTATTAAAGACATCTTTTGGAAATGAGATTGCCTTCTTTGCTAATGATCAAATTAACAGAAATTACGAAACTGAGTTGATGACAGATGCAAACTATGAGGATCTTAAGGCTCTGTATCTTGATGGTGGATTAGATGATGATGGTTCTCCTCTTGATAGCTTTAAGTTATTGAGATACAGACAATCTGTTTGGCCGAGACCAGAATACGCATTCCTTAATAAGACAAGATCAAGAACCTTTTTTGTCAATAAGTTCTGGAGAGATAACCGAACAGATCGAAAACTAACAGGAATAAATGCAAACAATGGCTTCGGAACATTTGTTCCAAGACAGTCAATGTGGCCGCTAGATGTCGCTGAGGATTGGGCAACACGAGCCGCACCTGCTTATGTCGGTTTTGTTTTTGGAGAACAGGATACTTATCTGTATTATATAGGCGGAGTTAGTGGATCAACAGCTAATCTTGGTGGATATAATACTGGTCAAGATACAGAAACAGTAGCTGGTGTTAGTAACGCTAGTTCTCTTGGTGGCGCTGGTGTTTTGATGAACTCTTACAGTCACTTAGCTAGAGGTTTCTTTAATGCATCGACACAAGTCCCTGTTTATACAGTGGGAAGTATTCCCGGTTTCCAACCTCAACTTTCCTTGAGTGCCTCAGCTTATTACTCAAAAAGACATACTCTTAATTCTGTGCAATCGGTGGTACCGTTAGCCGGTATGGAAATAACAGAAACCGGATCTTTAACTGGTATTGCAACTGGGTCTTTGTTTGAGGGTCTAGCAGCTTGGGATGCACCAACACAGGCAGGGAAAAATCCTTTCTATGATTCATATGAACAGTATGGCGAGAATGTAAGATTAAAAGGAAAAGGGTACTCTATTGTCCCAGAGTTTAGAATCAGTAATCATGTTGAGACTTATCAATCCAAGGGTGTAACAGAAGAGCTTACATCTATCTTTGAGATATCTGGTGCTACTAAGGAGAATGATACAACTGCCAATAACGATTCATTCTATACAGTACTATCTAACAGTGATTTTCTCAAGCATTTTGATCTCATCAAGAAAGATCATAAAGATTTTGCAGACCCAATTAGCTTAACTTTGAGATGTAAGGCTGTAAAGAAATTTCTTCCTTATAAAGGATTTTATCCGGCAGATCGCACAACTGAAATCGCACAGCAATTTTATAGCTCTTATTCTGACTTTGTACAGCTATATCAGGACCCCGAAATTTCTTCTGATGCACCCTTTGCATTCCAGACAGCCATTGAGCCTTTATTTGCACCAGGTGTCTTGTTTAACAGCATTAAAGCAGGTGTTGCCTGTGATTATCCGATGTTTTTTAAGGGATATGGGGATAAAGTGAATGTCGATGTTACTGGTTCTGGTACTACTGAATTGGTGAACACTTTGTGGGAAAAGTCGGATCTTATGAGTTCTACTCTCCACAATTCTGCTTTTAATAAAAGAATTGATTTTGACGCTCTTATAGAGCCAGAGAAATATCTTGCAAACGAAGAATTGGTGATCCAAGAACCTCATGCTTTTGGGCTTGGAGATGTGCTTCCTGAGCTTTCGTCTGTATGGGACGGAACAGGAGACAATCTATATAAGAAAATGATGAACAACTTTTTGGCTGAAGTTCCAGAGTTTTTCATCAAGGACCAAAATTTTACAACAATAACTTCTCTTGAGAGTGAAAACCCAGAGTTCGGAAACGCTGTTTCTGGAAATTATTACGTCATGCGAGTGAAAATGTATCACTCCAGAAACAAAGGTAATGCAAGAATACCTGGCATGAATAACACAGACTATCAGCCTCCTCAAGATCTATACGAGGTAAATGGAGTAAAAGAAAGTTTCACAATGTATTCTAGACCAAGTGCTTTCGGTGCTCCAACATTTGGAACAACTGGGTCTGGATCTATTAATACAGTAACTATTTCTGGCTCTGATTCTCTTCATGGATATAACTTCCCGTTTACTCCACCATATTATCATGGTGAAGCTTGGTGTGATGTCATTTTTAAGCCATCTGAGAGCAGAAAATATTCATTGGATGAAATCTTGCGAGAAGTAAAAGAATATCCGTACTTTACAAGATACGCTTATGAGCCAGATGCACTTCGTGATTTGATTGGCGGATTTGGATCATATACTGGATCGTATGAAAAATATTCTGCTAGTCCATGGAAAGAACTCATCATTGACGAAACTGGACACTTAATTGTTACTGGTGCAAGAGCTGATAACGAATGGTCACAGGCTAATTTAGTAGGGAGCAATATATCTGTAAAGACAGCGCCAACAGATCCTGCTATTCAGCACCCATATTATCTGAACTTTAATGCAATGCAATTAGACTCATCGGTCAATCTATTTGCGAAAGGCGAAATCAAAACAATCAATTTGCAAGATGATGGAATTGATCAAGCTGTTGATATTGCCACCGAAGTAACAAGTGAGAGAAAAGCTCGATGGATTATTCAGCCAAAATTCGAAACTCCAATGCTGAACTTTAATTCCTATACAGATCTCTCAGTTGATGGTCTTACTGAGCCACAATTTGCTGCTGAGTCCACTCCTCGTGGCATGTGGCACCAATATGGTATTCTCGAAGAAGATGCGAACAAGGGTGTTTTCCTACAGGTTACCGATGTTCCAAATTCTTGGATGGCAGGAGCACTCGGTGTCGGCCAAACAATTCAGAGTGAAAAAGTTAAGTCTCTTGCGGATCTCTGCGGATTCTCAAAAGAGCCTGTAAGACTTGGCCAAGTAGCAGAGGTTAAAGAGATATCAGAAGCTGTCGTTGCCGTTCCTTTCATCGAACAAGGTGGTACTCGTAAGTTTTTCTCAATCCCTCGGAGAGACATTGAGGAATCTCTGGATGGAATCAGAAGAGAAGTTGAGCCTGGTGTATTTGTTGCTGGTGGTGAACCAAAAGTTGGAAAGTCGGTTCTTAACATGGTAAGGAATATGCAAAAGTATGTTTTCCCTCCATCGATGGATTTCGTTACTCACAAAGAGATTGACCCATTTGCCATGTACATATTCGAATTTAAGCATAACTTGACAAAACAAGACTTGGCTGATATGTGGCAAAATCTGCCTCCAACCATCGGGCAATCTTTCGATGAGGCTGAGGTTGCTATTGGACATCCTCTGCTGGCACAGGAGCTTCTTGGGGGCGGTGCTGTCATTAACGAAGAGGGTCTTGATAAGAATGCTAAAGGAGATGATGTCCCAACCAATATCCAGTGGATGATCTTTAAGGCAAAGAAGAGAGCTAAAACAAATTACTATGACAAAGTTGTAGGAAAGAAGGGAACAACTGCTGATACTTCTGTAGACTCTTTGCAAAATACTTCTAATAGCCAAATTGGTGAAACTGGAGACATTACCTATAACTGGCCATACGATTTCTTTTCACTTGTAGAACTAGTTAAACTAGATGCTGAGGTAGGTTTCTCGAACGTTCAGCCGGACGAACAGAACAAGCCAAGAATCGTGTCAAAGTTCAGAGATCAAGAAAGAGCTATAAGAGAAGGAAACCCAAGAGGAGTTAAGGCAAGAAATGCCCTTGGAGGCATAAAGACTGAAAACGACTCAGGCGGAAATAGTGGTGGTTCACCCGGTGGCGGAAGAGGCAGATGACGTTTTTTAACAAGAAAGAAGATGTAATTAAAATAGAACTTACCCCTTACGGCAGACATCTTCTTTCACAGGGAAAGCTCAAGCCTGCTTACTATTCATTTTTTGATGATGACATCCTCTATGATATCGCAGCTGCCGGTAGTGTAGAGGAGCAAAATGAGATAGTTCCGAGAATTTTAGAAGAAACACCTAGAATCAGACCACAGGTATGTCTTGAGTCTCCTGATGTCAGTATTTTCGAAAGCGATATGACAACAGGGGAGCTTAATAGCAGACCAAAGACAAGAGAGAAGGTTAATTTCTTAACTGAGCCTCTTGGGTCCTCTGATAACGTTAAAGAGACGGCTCCTGGTTTTCGTTCAGTTTTTATCCAAGGTGAGATTGACTCTGTACAATCAACACTGACTGGTTCTTATTATGAGAAGCAAATCCCTCAAATTAATGCAACTATCGAATATAAAATGCAAATTAGGAACGAGAAAGACGATCCTTTAGTAAGAGGTCGAAGAGTATCTCCAAGATTTCCAGCATCAGCAACTTATTCTGACGGAACATATGTTGATGTCGAAGAAGAGCAAATAATAACATTCCTCAAAGAAGTCGATGGCTTCGAGGCAAAAGAAGGGTTTGAGGTAGAAGTATATCTGTTTGACGATACTTCCGAAGAGAATTTGATTCCTCTCAAGTTTACACCTGCCTTTAAGTCAATTATAAATGGTATACTGGTTGATCCTGAAGAATCTGAAGCGGACATCACACCAGAATACGTCGAGTACTATGTTAACTTTGCAACAGATTCGGATATACCAGATAGAGAGATTTGCAAAGGAATAGCAAAACTTAAGGCAGAAGACATACACGTTGACATCCAGGTTGAGTGTGAAGATATAGAAACTACAGAGTTTGATATTTATGGAACCAGGGTAACTGATGTGGAGGTCTGTGAATAATGAGTGAGATAGTTGGACTAGAGAACCTGCCAAATGTATACATCTCTAAAATAACTTTAGAGGACAATACAACAGAAGGGTTCCTGCTAAATGTAGAACTTGAGTTGCAAGACCGCAGACAAAATGGTGGTATGAATTGGTCTGATGATTTCTTATTGTCACAATTCCTTAAAGTAAATTTAGTCGGTGTACGTAGCATGGAATTATCAAATCTCATGAAGGATGGATCAATAGTTCCTCTTCCAAGAGAAATTTCGAGACTAAATAGCCCTTTTGTTAGCACCAATGTTTTTGGAATCTCTGAGTTTAAGAAAATCTCTGGTGAAGAGGTGTCAATGTTTCGTAAGACATTCACTTACGAATTAAGCAATGATGTACAAAATCTAGACCTTTATGCTGTTTGTTATCTCGATACAAGCGAGGTAAACTCTCAACTTGGCATTCGTTTAGAAAACATCTACTCCAGATATTTTGGCGCTGTAACTTCTGAGAATGTTTTGGTGGACGGAAGTACTAAGAGAAACACAACCCTTTTCTTAAAACCTGACAATAGCGTCTGGGCAGGGCCTGTACACTTGCAAGATGGACGCTACATGGAAGGGTCTTTTCATACAGACCAACAGCATAATGTCTTGAGAAGAATTACAGTACAGAATTATAAAATCACAGATAACAGAAAACTAAGCTATGATGGCCGAGGACAACTTGACAAAAAGACAACTCCTGTCCTTAGCGATCTTATGTTTTCAGTAAATAATAAAACAGATTTGTCTGGCATGTTCGTCATGAACATACAACAATTTGCATTAACCAAGACAAAGCATGGTAGAGTGCTATTTGATCTAAGCCAGAGGTTATTCGATGAATATCTGTCAACGGTAAAGATAAACTTTATGACAATTAAGAGACAACAGATTAAATCAGCTGTTTATAGAAACAATGCTTCGTCTCCTAAAATTGGCGCATCAAAGATCATATCTTCAGCAATGATTGGTTCTGTCAGAGATACAGAGCCATATAAGCTGGAGCAGAGCGACAAAATTAAAGAAGTGCTTTTGTTCTCAACCAGAACATTGCGTGCCTTTCAGTTTATTGATGATGAAAAATCATTTAGGTCAAAAGGTGAATATCAATACAAGGCAGAGATAAGAATATTGGACACCTCTTATGATTTCATGGAATCAAAAATGAGTGATCTAAGAGATTCTCTAAACTCCTTAAAAGACTTGAGAGGAATCATCGGCAGAAACTCAAATTATGATTTCGAAGCGAACAAAATTAAAGATGTTGATCTTCTTACAGATTCCATTGTGGGCATTGTTCGAAGATATTATGATTATCAACAATACTTCCAATCATTCGATGATGTTGAGAAATCTAGGTTAGTAGATAACAAACTTAAGAATTTCACTTTTAATAACTATACCCTTTCTGTTCACGATAAGTTTATTGTCGAGTATGAAAAACTAATGGATCTCTTTAGCAAGAGATACAAGACCACTGATAAAGAAAATAGCTCTGGCGCAATTACTGACAGGAAATCATTTGTCCCTAGTGTCATAGAGATATCAAGAGTATTTGCTGATATTGTAAACTTCCGAGAATTCTATCGTTCTTATGATTATCTTGGTATAAGAAATAATGTGGGCTTCCCTGTTGTGACCCTAGATCAGATGACCGAGAGAAGTCGTAGAGAGACTTCTAGATTTTTTAAAGGTGAATTTGTTTTGGCAAACGAAGACTTCGAAAATCTAGACTCAGATACTCAAAATGCACTTGGCGATCTTAATACTCCAAAGATGTCGTTTTTTAGCCCTTTAACTCTTATTGTTAATGATGAAGAGATTATGATGGAGAAGCTAGACGAGATTGACCATGATAAAGTTACAACAAAATTCATGGAAGCTAAAAGCATTATCGTTGCCAGTGTTAGTCCGATCAATTCATTCCGTAAAAGACAGACCAACACAAGAAAACCAGGAAAAAAACTTAATGTAAGAAATAGATTTAAGTTCTTTAAAAACGCAGGCCCTCTAACTCCAGATGCTCCGGATAGAGATGATAGTACTCTTTCTTTGGTAGAGTCTGAGCTTTTTCTTGGCGAGAATTCAGAATTCGTAAATGTCGAAGAGAACTATACACAAGTTGCTAAAGAAGAGGGTGACTTACAGATACAGCAACAGCTTAACAACTTCTTTTTGCTACCCACAGATACATCCAGTAATCAATTTGATGTTACGGTTCCAAACAATTCATTTACTAACTTCATGAATGGAGTTCGCTCTAGTTTAGAAAACCTTAGAGCAGCACCGATGCAATTTAAAGCCCTAATAGGATCAAGATCAACAAATGTGAAGAATAACATTCTAAACTCCAATTCAGATGCATTGCGGGATGTTAATACAAAAGTGGCAAGTGAAATAATCTTCAGTTCTTTCCAAAAGATAGAAGTATTTTCTGGTTATGAAAAGGACACAAACGGAATAGATATACTGACATCTCCGATATATACAATGATTGATAAGGTTGATATTGACGAGAACACAAGTTATTTTTGTAGAATGTCTTATCACAATTCTAATGAGTTTGGGATCAAAGTTAAAAATGACTATAAACTACCTGTTCTTAACAGATATTTCTTTATATCAGGTGCTGACTTAAGCAACCTACAGCAACAAAATGGACCAGCGATCTCACAATTTAATATTCAGACAGGAAATGAGATATCGAGAAACATTAAATTTGCAACCTCAAACATAGTTACTCAAAGCCAGTCTAAAAACCCACTTAAAGATACAAGTCTTGTAAGACCTGATCGGGATACCCAAAGAAATGCCGTAGCGCAGAATACTACACCAAATAGAGGAAGAGTGTACTAATGTCAAAAGTAAAAATCTCAGAGACTAGAAAAGACCTTTTCAGACAAGCTATTGGCTCTGCACCAGTAGTTAATGAGTCTTTTAGCACCAGCAAGCTTGAGTTCTCAGAGGATATTACTTTTAATGTAGAAATTAACAATACTCGACCATCATTCCGTGATGGGATTAATGGAGAAGAAGTAGAACTAAGAATTAAACCAAACGGTAACACTGGAAATTTTAAAAGAAATTTACGCTCAGTTGTATCCGAAGACGTTGACTTTACAGATCATTTTTGTGAATTTATCACACCGACCGATAATGAAGAAGTCAAACAAATGCCAGCAACTCAGGGCATATCAACTTATGATATCGATGTCAGATTTGATTATATTTCAGAGGATTATGACAATTTTCAGAGTGTACTTGATGAGATAAACTTGCCTATCATATTTCAGGATAGAAGAAAGCAAGACTTCTTAGGGTTTAAGAGACAAAATAAACCAGCCCCTATTGAGCTTAATCCATCTAAGGCGAGGAAATTTGAGAATGTTATTTTTCCAACGAAACCTAACCCAAACTCAATCTACAAAAGACAGCCAACAGAATTCCCATACTATAATCAGTTATCAATTTCATCAAACACCAAGACTAGTTTCACAGATTTCTTAAATAAAACAGACCTTTTTTACTTTTTGTTAAATGATTATGTGAACACAACATCACCATCAATTTCATTTGATGTGCAAAGCAGTGGTCTTGTTATGCCAAAAGAAGTTCCTGTTTTTTCTTTAAAGAACTGGGCTAATGGTGTTTCGTTCGAGATCCGCGATAATGTCTTTATCTCAGAAGATACATCTACTGCTAACTCTAGAATGAAAAATAATTTTAAAAAACTTCTGTTTATTGGGTACTACAATACATTGGCTCAAAACTTTAGAAATTTTAAGTCATTAATGAATAGAGAGTTGTGTTATAACGAAGAGGTTGCATATACTTTTGATAAATATAAAGATTTTGCAATTGATCCAAAGGTACAAAGGCTGCTAATGCCAGCCGTAGAAGATAGATCAGTAGTTAACGATACACAGATTAAGTACGGTCAGACCTATGTTTATGTTTGTAATGGACATTATGTCATAGTTGGGAATGTATATCGATACGAAAACCTTAAGTTTCACAACGAAAACACAGATGAGGAATATGCAAGTCTAACTGTTAAGAACTATCCAAATGTGGTTCTTGTGCCCTTGTCTTACTTCCAAAAGACTGTTAAGGTTATCCAACCACCACCAGTATTTCCGCAAGTCAAGTTCTTCACTGAAAGAAACTCGGAAAAACAAATACAGGTTTATTTGTCACCAACAAAAGGTGAGAGGATAGAAAAATTTATTCCTATCTTAGAGACTGATAATCAATTAGAAATTGACCTCTCCCTGTACTATAAAGATACAGATAAAATAATGTTTCAGACATTCCAAGAAGATGGAAGATATGAGATATTCCGCACAGACACGGCACCGGAGTCATATGATGATTTCGCTGAAGCGAAAATTGGAGAAGTCAACATTCAGATTGCATCAACAGATGCGCTGTTTGTTGATGATGTAGTGCCGTTTAAAAAGTATTATTACTGTTTTAGAAAACTAAACTCAAAAGGACTAGTCTCTAATCCAACTACTATTTATGAGGTGGAATTGATCATCGATGCTGATGACTCAAAACTAAATGTTGAGAGATATAAGATTCCCGAACCAGTTCTATCTAATGACTCCAGATCATTTGCTAGACTTTTCCAAATCACTCCTGCTGTAGAGCAAACGATTTTTAATCAAAACCAAAATGAAGTATTAGGAAAAACTAGCCTTAAAGGAACAATAGATAGACTTAAACTTGGAGTAGCAGAACAATCTGTATGGGGAAAGAAACTGAAATTTAGAATCAAATCTAATGTAACTGGTAAAATTATTGACTACAATATTGACTTTACCTTAACAAAAAACAAAACGGAAGAAGATTTTTAAATAAAATCTATTTAATGTAAGATTTTGGGAGATTTATATGGGCTTTTTAGATAATAGCGGTGACATCATTCTTGATGTAGTCCTCACCGACCATGGAAGAAAATTGTTAGCAAAGGGTGATGGTTCATTCCAAATCACAAAGTTTGCCCTTGGAGACGAAGAGATTGACTACTCTTTGTATGATTCCACTAATGCAAGTGGTAGCTCATACTATGATTTGGAAATCCTCCAGACACCAGTTCTTGAGGCATTTACCAATAATGCATCATCTATGAAGACTAGACTCCTGACTTATGATAATCTTGAGCTTCTTTTCTTGCCAGTCCTTCGATTAAACGAACAAGAGAGAGGTAACATTAGAAGTACTGATGGTACGTTCTTGGTTGCTGTTGATGCTCAAACTGAAGATAATGATGGCTCTACAACAACATTTACTGGTGTTGGCCGTAATTCTGATGGCGAAGTAAGACAAGGTTTCATCCTTGGAGAAACACTCAACGGTACAATCATTAAAGTTGATCAAGGGCTTGATACCACTGAGATCTCTCCGAAGAGACGTTTGGACGCTGATCTTATCGAGACCAGTTATACTGTCCAGATTGATAATAGACTTGGGAAACTCGTTGATACACAGGGCACAGAAGCTGCTCCTGACTATATCGATGATGATAATATTGCTTACTACACTGTTGATCTTGGGGATACGTTTGTAACTCAAAACACCAATGATACAAATGGTGGTAGTGAAGTTATTCGTGGCCCAAGAGGTACCAGAGTTGAGTTCAGAATCAAGTCATCTTTGGATCTGAACACCAGTACATTTCTCTTTGAGCAACTTGGAAGCACTACCACACTGCCTAACAGAACGGCATCTGGATCTTCCAGTGTTTACTTCATTGATACAAATGTAAGAATGACCGGAATGAAGACTGGTTCTACCATCGACATTCCTGTAAGATATATCAAATTAGCAGAATAAGAGGAATAAAATGACTTTCAAACCATTAAATGAAAATGATGTTGTAGCAACCAGAACACTACTTCACGAAGCAATCCCGCTTACAGGAACTATCGTATCTGGAACATATTCAGATGAAAACATTAAGACTTATACTCACGGAATGTTTGAGTCTGTTTATGATTATCCTTACCTAAGCTCATCAGCAAACCATATTTTTGATATTACTGTTGGTGTTAGCAGCGATTCAGGCCTTACTGTATCTAATCAACTAGCTAAGAAAAGAAACATCTACAATCAAATGTCTCAGGTTCTTGTTGGTTACGATGCCACTGGCTCTGTTCGTCGTTTTGATGAAGACGGAGACCTTATTGGTACCACTACCGATAAGATGAATGAAGTTATTGTTCTTCCATTCTCACGTCTTCTTGTGAAGGACGAAATCAAAAAAGAAACATTCAGTATGACTCTCGGTGTATCAGCATCATTTGATCAATCTGGTGGTGTTTTTGCTGAGAGAATTTTAATTGAGGATGTTGGAGCAGCAAATGAATATCGAGTTAACTCACCAGCTGGAGAGTATGGTATTCTTTATGCAACTGCCTCTACTGGTGCCTCTATGAACCTTAGCAGTACCCATACAGCTTCTATTAATGGTGATACTTACTGGTATGCTGGTTTGATTTATTATCAAGCTGGTGTGGCGGTGTTGACTGGCTCTGTTTTTGGAGACTTGATTGATCCATCTACAATTGAGATGAATGCTACCGGTGATTATATTGATGATGTACTTAGCGACTCTAGCATTGATGCTGTTGCAGATGCCTTCCGTGCAAGATTGTACAATCTCCAGTTTAACAACACTACAGAGCTTAACTCAACAGTTTATTTCTGCCGTGTTAATCACAATGAGTTTAACTACTCTTCGAACCCAACTTACTTGAGCGGCTCAAAGGTAAGAGTGAAAACCAAGTCAACCGATAATCCAATTGCATATATTACCACTGTTGGTCTTTATAATGACAATAACGAATTGTTAGCAACGGCTAAATTATCTGAGCCTCTTAAGAAGTCTTCTGATAATGAATACACCCTCCGTGCTAGACTTGATTACTAATCCAATGAGCAACAAACATGACGTATTATCGATTTACAGACGACGATCTGTTCACCAACACTATTGAGGCATATCCAGATTTAAGTTTCTTCATTTATAGTGGATCGATATACGTCAATAATACAACCCCAATCTCCGGAACCTACTCAGACAATATACTGGGTGTTCCGCGAGGTTATATTTCTTTGTACGAGTATAACGTAAACAGACCAGAAGATCAAAGGATCTATCCGTTTGTCACGAAAGATTCTAACAAGAACAGCTTTAAGACTATCAGTCAAGTAGATTGGAACACTCAGTTTAACTACGATGGTAATGTAGTCAGCTCTAGCTATAACCTTTCATCTTCGATCACAAGATATTATGTAACCGGTACAACCGGAGACGACTTCAGAAGATTGAGAGCGTTAAGAAACACTATCGATCATTATTCGTATTTGTCTCCAAGTTATGATTATGATACATATTATTCTTCTCCTGGTACAAGTCCAGTGAATATGATCTCTGTACCATCAATTTTCTATGGCTCATCAATCAAAAAAGGATCAGTTAGTCTTAAATGGTATGTTTCTGGTACTCTCGCTGCTCAAGCAACTGATTACAGATATAACGGTGAACTAGTGCAGGTATCAGGTTCTTCTACTGGATCTGTTGTTGGAACTGTATTGTATAACGAAGGAATATTACTGCTTACTTCGTCTGCTACACTTGATTCTACTTCCATAGATAATCTTGTTGATAACTCAACTGCTGATAACCCAAGGTGGACTTACTTTGGTCGTGGTGCAAATGATGGTCTTTCTGTTGCTTCGTCAACCCTGAGTGCATCATTCGATATGCAGTTCCAAGGAACAAATCACATACAAACGCTGACAATGCTCGCTAAGGCTCCAAAATACCAACTTAATCATTCCAATAACCCAACGTATTTAAAGCACTCTGGGAGCAATATTGGGCTTGTAGCAAGCAGTTCTTATGAGTATGTTGAGACCCCAAGACAAGTAAAGAATGTTGTGTCTTCTAGCTTCACTGATGTTGTACCAGACTTTGATAAAGAGACTTATATCTCTAAGATTGCAATTTATGATAAAAATAAAAACCTTATTGGATTTGCTAAGTTAGCAACACCAATCAGAAAAACTGAAGAAAGAGAGTTTTTATTTAAGTTAAAACTTGACATTTAAACTCAAATGTGTTATAATTTAATATGATATTAGGATTAGATGTTAGCTCTAGTAAGATCGGCTACTCAATAATTGATCAAAATAAGAAACTTATTGTATGTGAGTTTAAGAAATTTAATTCTTCTGTTTCCTTAGAGACAAGAGCATTAGAGTTTTATGATATATTAAATAATATAAATAATAAATATAATATTAATAAAGTATTGATTGAGGCTCCTTTCATGGCTTTCTCTGGTGGTAAAACAACCGCTATGACAATGAGTAAACTTCAGCGTTTTAATGGAATGATTTCTATTCTCATACCAATTGTATTTGAGGTAGAAGCTGAATTGGTAAATGCTACATCAGCAAGAAAGAAAGTTGGCCTCAAAATTAAACGCGGAGACGATACCAAGAAGATGATCATCGAATGGGTTGCTAATGAATACCCAAATGATTTCATTGTTGAGTTAACAAGGCATGGTAATCCAAAGCCCGGTACAGACGACATGGCTGACTCTGTTATTGTTGCCCTCTCAGGAATTTAACCAAAAATACTTGACAAGTTTGCTGGACCATGATACGTTTTTCATGAGAGGCAAAAATGCAACACAACAAACTTAAAATTCTTACAGAAGTTCTAGGGTCTTACAGAAGATCCAATGATGAGTTTCTTTTTCACTGCCCTTACTGTAATCATCACAAGAAAAAGATGTCCGTCAATTTCTCTGTGAATGCCTTCAAATGCTGGGTATGTGATCAGCGCGGCAAGAACATTTATCGTCTTGTTCGCAAATTTGGTAATTACAAGCAACGACAACAGTATCTAGAACTGATTGGTCGTTTGGACTTGTCAGAATTTGATAAAATTGTCAACGAAATAAACGAAGTTGAGGAACGACAAGTGATCGATCTCCCAAGTGAGTTCGTTTCTTTGTGCAACAAGCACCTACCTTTGGAGTCTAAGCGACCACTGGACTATTTACGTAGTCGAGGTATTGGAAGAAATGAGATCCTTAGATGGAAAATCGGATATTGTGAGAAAGGTAAATACGGCGGAAGAATTATTATCCCGTCCTTTAACTCAGACGGCGATGTCAACTACTTTATCGCTCGCTCTTACGTGGGGCATAATCGTCGGTATCTTAATCCGCCTTGTGGGCGTGACATAATCTTTAATGAACTTAGCGTTGATTGGGATGAACCGACAGTTCTTGTGGAGGGTGTTTTCGATGCGATTGTCGCAGGTGACAACGCTGTACCTATCCTCGGCTCTACCTTGAGGAAAGAGTCACGACTGTTTCAGGCTATTGCAGCACACGATACACCAGTATACTTGGCGCTTGACCCTGATGCTGAAAAGAAAGCCAAGTGGATTATCAAGTCAATGCTGCAATACGATGTAGAGATACATAAAGTACCAATTGATGACTATGAAGATATTGGCTCAATGAGTCCCGAAACCTTTAGGCAAAAGCTCGACTGTGCGGAGGAAATTGATGGAGAAATGTATTTTTTAGAAAAAATGCTAAAAAGTATTTGACAGAATTAATTATCGTGATACATTATAAGTATGGGACCGTGGCGGAATTGGTAGACGCGCAAGACTAAGGATCTTGTGGCCTAGGCTGTGCGGGTTCGATTCCCGCCGGTCCCATGCTTTACTATAAAATCAGTATTCTAATGGAGGAAAAATGTATACTGTAACACACACTTCTAGTAATGATTGTTATAAAAGACCGTTCACTGACTCGGAGGTACTTTACACTGGTCCGGACTGGAAAGAAGCCCTTGCCGTTTCGGTGCGAAGATGGTTTGATCTATTTGATAATGTTTGCGAAAGAGAAGAACAATGGAAAGCGGATTTATCAGAACTATTACCTGATGGAGAACCAACACAGGAAGAATTGGAAGCAATTCATTATTTCTTTGAGGATAACGCTGAAACATTCTGGGCATCAGAGTTTATACCCAATCCTTACGAAGAGATAACTATTTCTAATTTTGATGAAGAAGAAGACAATGATAACCAGAGTTTATCCATGGTTACGGAATGGATTAAGAATTTTAAAGGAGAAGGAGAATAAAAATGAAAGTTATAGATAATGTAGAACAATTTAAAGAACTGACCTCTTCAGGAAATGTTGTAATTCAGTTCTCTGCAACTTGGTGTCAACCCTGTAAGGTACTTACCAGAACTATGGAGAATGTAACACCAGAACATCCGGGTGTTTATTTTTATAAAGTTGATATTGACAATTTTGATAGAAGTGTTCTTATGGAATACAATGTAAGGTCGGTTCCAAAATTACTCATGTTTTCCAACGGTTATGATGTTGGGGAAATGGTTGGATCAAGACCAGCAGACGTAATTAATGATTTCATAAACAATCATAAAAAGTGAAATCAAATAATTAATCTATATAGTACTGAACGGTGACCCGTTCGTCTAGTCAGGTCAGGACACCGGGTTTTCATCCCGGCAACAGGGGTTCGAATCCCCTACGGGTCGCTCAATTCAGGAAACATTATGAGTAAATTATTTGTTGCAACTTTGTTTTTTGTTTTTGGTCAATTAGTTGGGTGGTATCAATCAAATGGCCCAGTTATATCAAAATGGATGAATGACAACATTCTTTTATGCAGCATTTTAATAGCACCATTTACTGGTATATTTTTTGCCTATGGTACAAAAATGATGTATGAAGAGTTAGATCAATTATGGTCTGTTCGTTTTATAGCATTTGCCTGTGGTTATTTAGTTTTTATTCCATTGGCTTGGTGGCATTTGGGAGAATCACCTTTTACATTAAAAAACTTGACATCTATGTTTTTATGTGTTACGTTGATATCAATACAATTTCTGATGAAATGAGGAGGAAAAAATGTCAGAAGAAATAGTTGGTCTTTATAGAGAAGAAGACGAGACATGGTATGAAGCGGGTATCCGCTATACAGAACAATTAAATTTAGACGGAGCATTTGAGGATTACTATTATACAGAGATCCGAAATGGCGAAGATGATTTTTCTGCATGTGTATTGGCTCTTGAGGAATGTGGTCTAAGCGTATTTGCAGAAGAACAAGAAAATGAAGACGCTTGATTTACATGGCGTTAAATATGAAGAAGTCCCCAGAATATGTCATGGATTCATAAATACATATTGGGGACAAGAACTAAAGATAATAACTGGAAATTCTGACGAAATGAAACAAATAGTTATATCTGTTATAAGACAGTATGGCTTAGACTTTCATACAGACAACAGTCTTTATTGTGGTTCTGTGAGAATATATGCAGATTAATGGAGGACATATGAGAATAGCTCACATTAGGGATGGCCCATTTTACGGATAGACACTATTTACGGTAAAAGGAGAAAATTATGCTTATTTACTGTATCTTGTTTCCAAACGGAAAACGCTATGTTGGGAAAACCGAATGCTCCTTAGATAAGAGAAAAAGAGAACATAAGCACCACTCATCGTATGAAACAACCAGATTATACAATGCTATGAGAAAGTATGGTTGGGATAATCTGGATTGGGTTGTGTTGGAAGAATGTTCAGACAAAGATACATTATCTGAAAGAGAAGTTATTTGGATTGATAAATTTTCCTGCTTAGATAGAGAAAAAGGCTACAATCTTCGCACTGGTGGTGAAGGAGGTAGACATTCCGAGGAAACAAAAGGAAAGATTTCCATTGCTAACTCCGGTAAGAACAATGGAATGTTTGGTAAGCAATCTTGGAATAGAGGAAAGAAATTGTCCAAAGAACACAGGGAGAACCTCTCTGAATCTCATAAAGGACAAGTGCCTTGGAATAAAGGTTTGAGCGGAGAATACTTTACTGGACCTAGAAGTGATGAAGTGAAGAAAAAAATAAGCAAAGCAAACTCCGGTGAGAATAATGGTAATGCTAAACTAAATTGGGAGATTGTCCACAAAATCAGAGAAGAGTATAGAGGTGGCGGTATAACCCAAAAAGCATTAGCGAAAAAATATAACCTGACGGATTACATGGTCTGGTCAGTGGTCAATAATAAAAGATGGAGGACAAATGACTAAAAGAAAATCAATGCGAATCTGCCACATATCTGATACACATATTCGTAATTTAAAGTATCACGATGAATACAAATTTGTATTCCAAAACATATATGAACAACTGGAAAGAGACCTACCAGATATTATTGTTCACTGTGGAGACTTGGCCCACACAAAAACACAACTATCACCAGAGTATTTTGCTATTGCAGCTGAGTTTCTGAGTAAACTGGCTGATATTGCACCACTGTACATTATTGCTGGTAATCACGATGGTAACCTAAAAAATGGAAACAGACTTGATGCAATCACTCCAATAGTTGATGCCCTGAAGCATCCTGATATACATTTCCTTTTAAACTCTGGGGAGACTCATGTTAATGACGATCTTTGTCTAAATGTGCTTTCCGTGTTTGATCGAGATAATTGGAGTAAGCCAACTGATTCATCAAAGGTAAACATTGCTCTTTATCATGGGGCCATTAGGGGATCTAAGGTTGGGTCTGATTGGTCGCTTGAGACAGGTGAGGATGATGTTTCTATCTTCTCAGGGTTTGACTATGCAATGCTTGGTGATATTCACCGTATGCAGTTTTTGGATAATGACTGTCGTGTTGCTTATTGTGGCTCTACTGTACAACAAAACTTTGGAGAGTCATTGCTCAAGGGTTACTTGTTGTGGGATATCCGAGACAAAGATAATCATTCGGTAGAGAAAAGATTCTTTATGAGTCCTCGACCATTCTTTACAGTCGATATCAATCAAGATGGTACTTTGCCCAATGTTGATGTTCCAAATAATGCAAGGCTCAGATTGGTCTCAAATTACAATCTGCCGCTCGCAAAACTGCGTAGGGCGTGTGACTATGCCCGAACTAAATGGAACGCCTACACGGTCAATTTCGTAAACAAGGCAGGCTATTCTGATGGTGGCTTGACTGTTGATGGTTCTGAGAACAGAATTATTAATATGAGAGACCCAAATACTCAAGAAGAATATATCCGACTGTTCTTATCTGACAAAGAGGCTACCGATGATGTTATGGATCGAGTTGTAGAGCTTAATAACAACTACAACAAACAACTCGAAGAATCTGAAGAGATTTCTCGAAACATTATCTGGAAGCCTAGAAAGATGAAGTGGAGCAATCTTTTTAATTACGGAGAGGATAATGAAATTAATTTTGCTAATCTTAATGGATTGGTTGGAATATTTGGGAAAAACTACTCTGGAAAGTCTAGTATTATCGATGCAGCTTTGTTCGGAATGTTTAATACTACCTCTAAGGCAGAGCGTAAAAACGTCCATCTTATCAACCAAAACAAGGATAAAGCAAGAATTCAGCTCGAAATTGGAGTCGGTAATGACTCTTATAAGATTACGAGAACCCTTGAGTCATATGAAAAGAAAAGCAAAGGCTCTGTAACAAAAGAAGCTAAAACTGATCTTGACTTTACCAAATACTCTTTGGGTACAATGGCAGAGAGTAAGAATGGTACCACTCGTAATGAGACTGATGCCAACATTCGTAAAACATTTGGTACCTTTGATGACTTCATGATTACCTCTATGTCATCACAGATGGACTCATTTGGCTTTATTAATGAAGGTTCCACCAGACGAAAAGAAATTCTGGCTAAGTTTTTGGATCTACAGATGTTTGAGGCTAAACATAAATTAGCTAAGAAGGATTCTGCTGAACTGAAAGGTATCATTAAGCACCTAGAGGCCATTGATTGGAACAAGAAGCTTGTACACAACAAAGAAGCTCTACAGGAGATACTAGAAGAGATAGATGGTCAACAAGATAGATGTAATACTCTCAGCGAACGGTGTGATGAGTTAAGGCAAGAAATCTCCATTGTCGAAGATCAAATTTCAGCAGCTGGAGAAGAATGGATTGATATTTCAGAGGTTCTACAGGAACTTAGGAACAAGCAAGAAGAAATGTCACAAGTTCGTGGCTCTTTGGCTTCTGTTGGTGACGAGATCAATACTAAATTAGCTCAAATACAATCTCTTGAAGATATGAATGAAGGTGTTGGTATAGAACAGTTGCGAGAACAACTAGAGCAAATCAACACACTATCTGATGAGCTTAAGCAAGCATCGTTTGATCTTAAGACCACAAAGACAAAAATTTCTTCTTTAGAAAAGAAAATAAATCTTTTGCACGATCATGAGTATGACCCTGATTGTAAGTATTGTACTGATAATAGTTTTGTGAAAGATGCTCTCGAAGCAAGAAGAGAACTGCCATCGCTACAAAGTAAATTAGAAAAACAACAAACGATTGTTGATTCTAAAAGATCGGCCCTAAATCGTCTTGATGAAGGTGTGATCAAGTTGGCAATATCTTCTTATGAATCCAATGAGCGTAATGTTGAAAAAGCCAAAACGCAAATCATGGCTCATGAGTCAAAGGTCGAAAGTCTAAAGTCACAAAGAATGTTGCTTATCAATCAGATAGCCGCCCTACAAGGCAAGAAAGATCATTACTATCAAAACCAAGAAGCTTATGATAATCGCGATTCTTTGCAAAGAGATCTTAGGGCAATGCAAAAAATGCTAAGTGAAAAGCAAGAAGATATCAAACGCTGTGATAAGAAAGTGATGGGCCTTAAAACAGAGGAAGGAGCAACCCAACAACTGATAAAGGAGGCACAATCAAAACTAGATGAGATACAGAAATACGAGAGAGACTACATTGCATATGATTTGTTTATCCAAGCAATGCATCCAAATGGTGTTTCCTATCAAGTTATCAAGTCTATGTTGTCGATTATTAACTCGGAGATATCAAGCATTCTGAACAGTATTGTAGAATTCGAAGTGTTCTTTGATAATATCGGAGATAAGCTAGAGATATATATTAAACATCCAAAATATGATCCTCGACCGTTGTCTATGGGATCTGGAGCAGAAAAGACACTGGCATCAATGGCTAT